ATTGAGTATATACCTCCAATTTGCAAAGTAGAAAACCCGACATATGAAAGATTAGTAAACCAATTAGAAAAAAATGTTTACTTAATTGAAGACGGACAAGGAACGGGAGAGGGCATCGTAATAAAAAACTATGATTTTAAAAACAAGTTTGGTAATGTGGTGTGGGCAAAAATTGTAAAAAACGAATTTAAAACAAAACACCATAAATGTTCTGATGTTACTGAGATAAAAGAAAAATCAATAATTGAGCAAGCAATAGTTAATAAATACGTTACATTGTCGTTCTGTGAAAAAGAACTTGCAAAAATAGAAAATGAAAATAGTGGATGGAGTTCAAAATATATACCAAGACTTTTAAATACTGTTTATTATTGTTTAATAACAGAGGAGTGTTGGAATTTTGTGAAAGAAAATAAAAACCCCGTAATAGACTTTGGAAGACTTTATTATTTTACTGTCGAGAAAATTAAAAAAGAATTGACAAAGATTTTTTGAACCTATGACAATAGACATGAAAGCATACGAAAGCACCACACCAGAGAGCCAGCGTGGAGGGTGGTTATCTCCTGCGGAGTATCAGGAACTTTTGGAACGCGAAATGTTAAAGGCACGAATACCGGCAGAGAGGTTAAGAGGCGAATTTTTGGGCTTCTGTGAAGGGCTATTATTTTGGGAATTACCCAAAGAACTCAAAGAAAAAATAAAATTTAAAATTGAGGAGTTAAAAAAATGAAAACAAATGAATTAAGAATCGGAAATTTGGTAAATTATAATAATTTGGCAAATTCGGTTCGTGGTATTGATGAAACATATATTGAGTTATTTGACAATACATACGCTTATATTGACAATATTGAACCCATTCCGTTAACAGGAGATTGGCTTGAAAAATTTGGTTTTAAATCTATTGATAAACAGTCTAATTTGTTTTATTCAAGTAAATTAATACGAATTACATTGCCAACAAGCAGATGTACCTCTGGGGTTTGTTACGTTTCAGTAAGGGGATGTAAAGTGTTTAATAATGAAAATTATTTTCGTGCGGGTATTAATTTAAAAATTAAATATGTTCATCAACTCCAAAACCTTTATTTCGTGTTAACCGGAAAAGAACTTAAAATTAAATAATATGACAGGCATATACAAAAATTGGACAACAGGCGTGGTAGTTTCAGTTCACGGCATTGAAACGCAAACCAGTAAAAGAAAAAACGAAGCGGGGGTAGTTGTAGAAGAACGGCTAAAGCACGTAATCTATTATCGTGAAGACCATCCACGCTGGCGATGTGCGAAGCCGTTGTATGTGTTTAGTCGGACATATCTAAAAATCAGCGACTTATAAAATATTTTCATTCAAAAGTAAAAATAATCAAAAAATAACTTAAATTTGTAAATTATGGCATACGAATTAAAAGAAGGACAAACCAATATTTTCCGCAACGACAAAAAGACGGAAGAAAAGCACCCAGAGTATAAAGGCGAAATAAAACTTAACGGAGTGTTATATGATATTGCCCTGTGGGTAAACGATGGCAACAAGGGCAAATATTTCTCTGGCAGAGTATCCGAAAAACGCCAAAGAAACGAAGTACTTAACGATGCGGCTAAAAAAGTTGATGCCTCAGAAATGAAAAACACTAAAGATTTGCCGTTTTGAAAATTTAACATTTATTAACATTTTGCTTTAAAAAATAGTAGTACATTGCGGCATGGTAATTTTAAGAATAAAAAATGCAAATTTTGAGGCTATAAAAAACGGCACAAAAAAAACAGAGTGGCGTGAAAACTCAAAGTATAACAAAATGCTTCTATTTGCCCCCCGACAAGAAGACGGCAAATTAGACGGCAACCCAGAAATAAAAGAAATAACATTCATTAACGGCTATAAAGCAGACGCCCCCCGCCTCACAATAGCAATAAAAAGAATACGTCTGGTTCGTTTTGTAAATGATGTAGAAATCAAAGAAGACAACTTCAAAGCATTAGCCGGTCAATTTGCAATAGAAATAAATTTAGGCGAAATTTTGCATTTTGAATAAAATGTATTATATTTGTAAAATTATTCACCAAAAATTTTTATCATGGTAAAAACTGAAGTAATTTCTGAAGAAGGTTCGTTTACCGACAGCTCAGGCGACACGGTTTATTACAATTATTAACGAACGATTTTAAAAGATGGGTGCGCCGTAATGGTGCGCCCCTTTTTATGTTTTATACCAAAATAATAAAAGAACTGCGCAAAAAAACTGATGAAGTAATATTATTTCATTCAGCAACAGGTAAAGACTCCATTTGTCTTTGTGATTTATTAAGCAAAAATTTCAATAAGGTTGTTTGTGTTTTTATGTACATAGTAAAGGGCTTAGATTATGAAAACAGATATATTAACTATGCTTTAAAAAAATACCGTAATATAGAATTTATACAAGTGCCACATTATGCGCTTAATTCTTTTATAAAACATGGTTATTTGGGTATAAAAAAAGACGTTAATATTGAGGCAAATAAAATTAGTAAAATAGACAAACTTATAAGAAAAAAGTATAAAATAGATTATTCCGTTTATGGTTTTAAAAAAAATGATGGCATAACAAGGCGGTTAATGTTAAATCAATTAAAAGAAGGCATTTCACACAACACTAAAAAGGCATACCCGCTAATGGATTTAAAAAACAAAAATGTATTGATGTACATTTCAGACAACAACCTAATACCGCCGTTTAATTATTCAAAAACGAAACCGTCATCAGGGTGCGACATTTCACAACCAGAATATTTAAGTTATATAAAAAATAAATACCCAGAAGACTTACGAAAAATTTATAATCAATTCCCTTTATGTGAAGCAATATTATTCAGATATGAAAATAAAACAGAGTGAAACGGTTTTTATAAAAAGAAGTCAGGTATCTTTTGCGCCATACAACCCCAGGAAAAAAAACCCAAAAGTAATAAACGAACTAAAAAAGAATTTTAAAAAAGTCGGTTTTTTGGGTGGTATAATATGGAATGAGACAAGCGGAAATTTGGTAGGCGGTCATAAAAGAGTTGAAGCCCTTGACCTTATAAACGGATATGACGGCAAAAACGATTATTATATAAAGGTTGAAAAAGTAAACCTTGACGATAAAACAGAAAAGGAACAAAATATATTCTTAAACAATAAAAGGGTGCAAGGCGAAACAGATTATGAATTATTATCAAAACTTTTGCCAGAAATAGAAAAAGAAAATGCGGGACTTGACGATTACGATATTGACATTGTTAAAAGTATTATTCCTGATTTTAACTTCGGGGAAAACGAAATAATACAAAACGATTTTAAAGAATTAAGGGGCGAAAAAGAAAACATTAAAGAATTAAAAAAAAACATAAAAAAACAAATATCAAACAACCAACAATCATTTTATTTTGTCGTTACCTTTGATAGTAATAAGGAAAAGTCTGAATTTCTCGAAGGCATAGGAATAAACGGAGATAATATTTACATAACATCAAAAGAATTTTTAACTAAACTAAACGAACAATGAAACCAAAGGGCGGAAAACGTGAAGGCGCAGGAAGAAAACCAATTCAATTTGATTGGGAAAGCATAGACTCTCTTTTAATGATAGCTTGTACCGGAGAGGAAATAGCATCAGTCTTGGGGGTCGATTATAAAACGATAGAAAGACGTTGTCAAAGTGAAAAAGGAATTGATTTTGGGGAGTATATAAAAAACGGAATAAATAAAAACTTCAAACCGTCTTTAAGAAGAACACAAAGGATGGTTGCGCTTGGCAAACTTAATGATGATGGGAGTTGGCTTGAAAAACCAAATGTCACGATGTTAATTTGGCTTGGAAAACAATACCTGGGACAGTCTGATAAATCGGATATAACAACAGGTGGCGACAAAATAACCGAAATAGATTACTCAAAACTTTCAGAGGCAACATTAAAGGAAATAGTTAATGCCAAACATTCCAAAGATTGAGTATGAGCCAGCTTTAAAAACTCTTTGTAAAAAAAACTTTTGGGAGTTTTGCGTTTACATTTCGCCGGAGTTCTACACAGAAAACAGACCGCACCTTAAAATACTTTGCCAAACATTACAGGCGTTTTATAACGGTAACCTGTTAAAAGAAGACGGCACGCCTTATAAGAAGTTAGCAATATCAATTCCGCCACGTCACGGAAAGTCAAGAACGCTGGAGCTTTTTAGTATTTGGGTTTTTGGCAAAAACAATTCAGAAAAAATAATGACAATAACTTACAATGAGTTTTTGTCTGTTCAATTCAGCAAGTCAGTAAGAGATAAGATATTAACAGAAAAATCAAACGACAGTCTTCCGGTTGTTTCAGATGTGTTTGATATTTCAATCAAACAGGGTAGCGGGGCATCACATCTTTGGGCTTTAGAGGGACAACACCTTTCATATTTGGGTGGTTCGCCCGGGGGAACATTAACGGGCATCGGGGCGACAGTTTTAATAGTTGATGACTTAATAAAAAACGCCATTGAAGCACTTAACGCCAGGGTATTACAGGAGCATTGGGACTTTTATAATAATACCTTAAGACAAAGGCTTGAAGAGGGACATATCCAGATTGTGAACTTTACCCGATGGGCAACAGGCGACCTTATTGGTAAACTATTAAAAGAGCAAAAAAACGAATGGTATGTTTTGAAAATGGAAGCAATGACAGACGGCGTTATGCTATGTGATGAATTGTTGAGCCGTGAAAGCTACGAAGAGATAAAGCGGGGCATGATGAAAGAGATATTCTTTGCAAACTATCATCAAAAACCTATGGACATTGAGGGACGACTTTATAAGAGCTTAAAAACCTATAAGGACAAACCTAATGGAGTTATAAAAAACTACACAGACACCGCAGACGAGGGCAACTGTTATCTTTGCTCAATATGTTACGTGGCATATAAAAATGAAGCGTTTGTTGTTGATGTACTTTATACAGGTGCGGGCATGGAGGTAACAGAGGGACAGACGGCGGAGATGTTTATCAGTAACAACGTAAATGAAGCATTAATAGAAAGCAACAACGGCGGCAAGGGTTTTGCCAGGGCGGTAGTCAGAGAGATGCAAGACCGTAAAAACAACAAAACAGTAGTAAGGTGGTTTAACCAAAACAAGAACAAGACCGCAAGGATTTTAAGCGGTTCTGCCTGGGTACAAGAGCATATTTATTTTCCTGAAAATTGGAGTGAGCTATGGCCGGAGTTCTTCAGGGATGTAAACACGTTCACAAAAGACGGCAAGGGACAAAAAGAAGACGCGCCAGACGTATTAACGGGAATTGCTGAACAGTTTAATAAACAGACACTTACGATGTTTTAATCACCGGAAATAAAAATAACGAATTTTTGTTGTATATTTGAAAAAAAATTATTATGAACCAATTAGAAGCATTCCAGACGTTATATGACATCATTAAGACCGACAAGAAACATCCCGATTATGACAGGGTTGTTTTTTTGGCTGATGAATATTTTGCACTATCAACAGGCGTGGGACTTGATGATAAATTGAGAATTTTGGCGAGCAGAGAAAGCGTTGATGCGTTTTCAGAAAGGAAACGTATTACCCAACAAATATGCAGCTCGATAGTTGCCAACCTTTGCCATATCTTTAACCGTGTTCCACGTTCCAACGGAGTAAAAATAAACTACACAGTAGATGAGAGCAAGCGTGAAGATTTTAAAAAGATACTTGACAATTTCGGTTATAATGGTTTTACTTCTTATGTAGAGCAGAAACTCAAAGACAACATTCTAACCGATCCCAACAAGTGGTGTATTGTGGAGTTTCAGGACACCGATGGCACAAAGTACGCCCAGCCATATCCTTATGAGATTTCCGCAAAACAGGCTATAATGTTTGAGTACGAAAACACCAATCTTATTTACTTGGTAGATAAAAAACCTATTGAAATAAAAGATAAAGCCGGAATTGACAAAGCTACGTATCAATGGACTATCTACTGCAAAGAGGGCGCTGTGGTTGTTAAACTACTTCCTGATGAGTTTGCTTATTCAAAGGCTGACTTCGGGGAAATTGAAAGCATACCAGAAAACTTCAATATAGAAAATAAGAGTTACATCGTTGAAGTTCCTGCGCCTTATAACCTATCTTTTGTACCCGCCAGACGCGTGGGTTATACAATGGACATGGTTACTAATGGGCTTACTTTTGTTAATATGTTTGACATCATCAGACCGTTCCTAAACAAGATGTTAAAGGTAAACTCCGAGTTAGATATTACGATGGCGAAACACGCCCACATGCAGAAAATTCAGTATGTCCGCAAGTGTACCAATACGGGCTGCCACGTTTGCGACGATGGGTGTTACCGATGCGATATAACACTTGATAACGGCGAAATGATTGAAAAGACCTGTAACGTGTGTAACGGAAGAGGTTATATGGACGTAACGACAGGCGGGCTTGAGTATATCTATTTACCTCTTCCAAGTTCAAAAGATGAAATACTTGACCTGACAAACATAGTACATTACATTGCCCTTCCTGTGGATGTGGCTAATTTACAAAATGATTACATTGATTGGCTAATTGAGATGTGCAAAAAGGTTATGTACAACTCCGATGTGTTTACTAAACAGCAGGTTAGTGAAACGGCAACGGAAAAAGTAATAGAGATGGAAAATGTTTATGACACGCTTTACCCTTATGCTGTAAACTATGCACAATTTTATTCGTTTATCCTTGACAGCGTTTCCGAGATAACCGGAATTGACTGCACCGTTGCTTATTCAGTAAACAAAGACTTTAAATTACTCACAAAGTCGGAACTAATTGAGATGATTTCTTTAGCTTCACAGGCCGGAGTTAATTCACAGATACTTGATGCCTTAAATGACGAGCTTGCTTTTGCCTTTTACGGTGAAAGTGACAGTTACGAAAAATACAAACTAAAGCAGAGATTGTTACCGTTCCAAAACCAAAGCAAAGAACAACAGACATTGAATTTAAGCACACTTTCAAAGACTTCGCCTTATTACGTTGGGTTTGTGTTCGGGCCGGACATCATTAACGAACTTGAAAACGAAAACAACGACTTCTATTTGTTGAACTTTGAACGGCAAAAGGCGTTATACGACGAGAAAGTAAATGCTATTATTGAAACTTTGAAAGCTGACGAACCAGAACCGCCATTAACGACTAATTTCGGAGTTGAAACAACACCGGAAGAAACTGAATAAAAGTGCCAAAACAACCAACGATAAAACAACTAACTGACAAACTCAAAGAGAGAAACAAGTTTGTTGATGCCTTTCTCAAAGGTCAGGATAGGGAATTAATAAAACTGCAAAAGCAATTAGCAGAATTAATCCTGAAAGACTACCTGCCGAAATTTGACACAGACGAAAACGGAAACATTATCTTTAACGACAAAAACGCCAGACTTTTCGGGGGGCTTAATAAAATCTTTGACACGTTTACAAAGAACTTTGCAACCGATGTATTTAAGAGGACCGGAGATCAGATGTTAAAACTTACCGGACTGACTTCTGAATATTATCGGCTGTTTAACTTTTCTGAAAAGACTTTAAATAATATTTCGGATAAATTAGAAAGGCTCCAAAAGATAATAGGAATTGATAGCAAGGGTAAAGTAATTGAC